TAATGGTATCCAAGGTGTCGTATTTGTAATTGTATGGAATACCATACAAGATGTTTTGAATTAATCTAGTTTATTTACTAGATTTATTATATTATATTTTTTATTTTTTATTTAAAATTGATTAAGTTTTAATTATTTAATATAGTTTATTGGTATCATAAATCAATGAAATATGAACAAAAAGGGTTATATATACATTCGTGAAAATGAATTAACTAAAATACATAATTCAGTGAAAATTGGTATTACAGATTCACCAATAGATAGAGAATCCAATTACATTACTTGTGAAATTATACGCGGAAAATATACTAAAATGTTCGAAGTAAATCAATTTAATAAATTAAAAAGTATTGAGGCGTTAATACATTCCCATTTTAAAAAGGACAAAATTTATTATGGCGCAGGAAAAGAATACTTTTCGGATTCAATAAAAAATCACATAAATAGTTATCTAGAAAAAATAACTTCGGAAAATTTAAAAATTAGAGAATTAACCCAAGAAGAAATAGATGATTTGGCTAGAAAAGATAGAATATATGAAGACGAAAAAAAGGCGCTGAAATATAGAGAATTTCAGGATTCTTGTATGCAAAACTTTTTAAACATATTTATTCAGGATTTTTATAAAGGTTTATTAATTGCACCAACAGGATGGGGTAAATCCTTTATATTTAAATGTTTTATGAATACGTTCTTATCGCAAAACAGTGGTAATATTATGTTTATTACGAAAAGGCTAGATTTATTAAATGATTTTTCAAATAATCTAGATTCAGATATAAAACAAATTCATAAATCGTGTCTGGGGAATGTTAATATTATTAAACTAGATTTTGATATTATTAAAATATTTAATGGGAGTAAATCTAGTCCAAGTGATAAAAGGAATATATATCTAATTAATATCGACAAGTTAGAAAACTTTGAACTTGAAAAAAAAATTAAGGATTTGAATATTAAATTATGCTTAATTGACGAAGTTCAATGGATATCTGGTGAAAAAACCAAAAAATATTTTCAAACTATTAATGATAATGTTAATTACGTTATTGGTTGTTCCGCAACTCCTATGAGAAATAATTTTAACAAACAACAAGCATTGATTAAATTATTTAAAAAGGATAATGTAGGCGAAAAAGATAAATACTATATTGAAGATTTAGAAATTATGTTTCAATTATCATATCAAGAATGTTGGGATAATAATATTATTCTTCAACCTAGTATTCAATATTTTAATGTAGATATGATAGAAGATAATGTTAACCATCATAATGGTTGGGTTTTATCTGTTAAAGCATATCTAGATTACTTAAATAAAATTAATGACTTATGGCGAAATCTAGTTTATCATAAAGGAATTATGTATTTTCCGACACGATTAGAACTTATTAAGTTTCTTATTTGGTGTCAATCTAGCAATGACATTCCACTAATTAAGGACTGTTTAGATCGGATTTATTATTCTTTCACAACTTCTAAATACAAAGAGGATAAAGAGGATTGTAAAAATTGTAAAGATAATGATAATTTAAAAGAAGATGCTAGATGTTCCGATTGTTCGGTTGCTAAACTTTATCAAAAATTTAAAGAGGGAGAAACTAAACAATTTCAAGAATTATCCACTGATTTTAAAAGATTTAAGAATCATAATGAATATGCCCTTTTATTAGTAGTTGATAGAGCTAAAGAGGGATTTGATGATAAACGGGTAGAAATGGCAATTAATATGAATTTTGTCAAATCCAGGTGTTTATTACAAACTTTACAAATTATTGGTAGAGTTCAGCGTATTGATAATGCGGAAATGAAGGGTAATGTTTATTATCTTAATCCCGTGCCTAATATTGAGGATTGTCACGAAATGATTATTAAAGGATTGGCAGATTATATTCTAGCAGTTTTTAAGGATAAGGATATTGAAGGTATTAGGAATAATGCAAAAAAACAAAGAGACACAATTGAAGTATTAATTGGAGATAATAAATTAATTTCTAGTGATGATATTTATAAACAAGTTTCTGATATGGTTAAAAGAAATAACATCATCAACTTAAATAAATTGATTTGTATATTAAAAAACAATAATATTTATAATATGTCTAATTATAACGATTTAAAAAAACAAGATGAATTTAATAATTTGCCTGATGACCCATTTAATATTAAAGGATTTAAATGGGAGCTGTTAAATGATATGTATTATACCAAACATGAGTGTATTAATGCTATTAATAATATAAGAAAAAATTATAAAAGCAAATTTACTAAAATTATTAATTTTAAAGAAAAAAAAAATATGAAAGAAATTGAATTAAATTCACTTGATAATAAAATACCTCCTCAATATTTAGTAAATTATTATGGAGGTAATAGAAAAGAATTTAAAATTTATATTTAACAAAATGATGTTATAACATCTTTTGCTAATTTTTTCAATTCTTCAATATCATTTTTGTTTTGTTCTATTTTATCATCAATAGACTGAATAAATTTTTCTTTATCTTCAAATAGTTTAATACACTGTTGTTGTACTTCTTTTGATGGAATAGGGATTTTTAAGTCATATATTTTATCTCTATTCAAATTTTTAACAGCAGTCCCTCTTGCTAACTTTTCTATACTTGGTTGATATTCTTTGAGATAATAATAATTAAATCTCGTATTAACACTATTAGTTTTTTTTACAAGAAAGAAACCGTAAGAACCCATAAGACATTTAGTATCAAACATATTAACTGAACCACAACTTCCCGAACGAGCTATAAGAATTGTATTCTCTGGTATATTCCATTCATTTGTATATTTAGAAACTTTTGAACCACCGCTAATATTGGGATAAAAAGATTCTTTTTCTGTATTTATAGGATTTCTATTTCCATAATTAATAGTATATAGACTTCTTAGTGTTTTTTCTTCACTATCCTTCAATAGTTCTCGGATTTCTGCCTTTCTGCCATACTTTTTGTATTGGTCTTTCTCACGATTTAATTGTGCGATTCGTGTTTCAATAGTTTCAATACTGGTTTCAATCTGTGTCAATTCATCCACAATTTGTTGCTGAACTTCAAGCGATGGGAGAGGTATTTTTATTTTAGTTTTTACAATTCCTGTTGAAATATTCCCACGTTCGCCAGAAGAGGAATTTAAAATAATTTTATTTTTAAAATCAGATAGCAATAACCAATAATATAAATAGTTCTTATTAATATTTTCTTTTATAATAAATCTTCCTACACGTTGATTTAAATAATAATTATTTGTATTTTCTTTAAAAATTCCTATTTTACCAATTGTAGCACCAGTAAGAGCAATTAATATGTCATTTTGTTTAATTATAAATTTATTATATTTTGCGTTGCAGGCAACATAATTTACCTTATCCGTGCTAATTTTTCCACAATTAGTAATATTTTTAATAGTTATAATAGGAGTACCTTTATTTTTGTAATCATTTGATTTAAAAGCATAACCATTTTGAATATCACAAACTTCACCCAAAGCAACCATAGGAACATTATAATTATCATTTTTTTCTTCTAAATACTCTCCTATATCAAGAGAATAACCTGTCTTTTTTAGTTCATCAACAGTAATAGAAAACATATCTTTAACAATATTACATTCTTTGGTAGTTTCCATAAAACGAATATTTTTTGTAGGTCCATCCTTTGTAAATACTATAACATTAGTCTTGACACCAGCGTGTTCAAATGTTCCACTTGGGACTTTTAGAATTGTTCTGATATTTACGGTTTCTGATAACCATTTACGAAATGATTTAGACCATTTAGAATTTCCTTCGAATAATTCTCCATCTGGAAGAACAATAGCACATACTCCATTTTCATTTAAAGAATAAACACATTGTTGAGTAAATAAACAAGCACCATTATTATTTTTAAGTGGATAAATATCATTAATAGAAATATTACTATTTTTATTACTAATAAAAGTTTTAAATGTTGTTTCAATATCATCCTTATAATTAATTTTAGTTCCGAAAGGAGGATTTGTTACAATAATATCGAATTTATTATTTAAAATTAAATCATTATTAGTAATACTATTTACATTCCTAATATTATCACTAATTTTTTTATTCATAACATACATACTTAATTGACCCATTTTAATAGTATCACTTTCAATTTCACATCCATAAATATTATCAGGATTGAGTTTTTTATTTGATAATCTAAATAAGAAAGCACCTGTTCCCATACATGGGTCATAAATTTTAGTATTATCAGTTAATTTATATAATTTATCTAAACCAATACCATTTAAAATTACATTAATTAATTTTCTAGGAGTAAAATATTGACCAAGTTCTTTAGCACCTTTACCATACGAAGAACGGAAAAATTCGTGTATATCACCATTAATTGTAGCAAAACTATTTATCATTTCATCAGTAATTTCCAGTTTAGAAATTGTTTGAATTACTGCTTTAATTTTTTTTTCATCTTTACAATTAAATTTTCTATCATCTTCATTAAATAAATTAGGTAATATTTCTTCTAAAAAATCTTTCATATAAACTTTCCAAATACCTATAAAATTTTCCTCACCATTGTTATCTTCAGGTAAAATATTTTTAATATCTTGACTATATTTAATATATTCATCTATATCTTCAGTATCTAATGATGGAAGATTTATACATTTTTTATAAAGACTAGATTCTTTATCATTAAATATTGCTTCAATAAATTTAATTGATAGAATTTTAACAATATCATTAATCGCCTTTACACCAACAATACCAGATGAATATAAAATGTTATGACATTCCGTAATTAAATTTTCTAATTCCGATTTATGTTTTAAGTAAGTTTCATCTTCCTTTTTTTGTTTATCATTTTTAATATCAAAGATAATAGAACCGTTAACTTGTTTTCTTAATAATTTCCCACTAACCATATAATTCAGAATATCATCTTTGTTAGTTGTTTGATATTCTTTCATTAATTCGTCATTGGTTAATTGTTCTAATCTCAGTTTGAAGATTTCCAATTTATTCTTATGTCTATCTGTTTCAATATGGTTTTTATAATGAGACACTTGGTCTGTTTTATATTTACAAATCAAACAATTGTATTGAGTCATTTTTATTTTTATATTATATACACATATTATTTTTTTAAATCAATTTTATAATTTAACATTTAATTAGTTAATTTATAAATTTATTTATTATATTTTTGTAATTTAACATAAATCTAGTTAATTTACTAGATTTATTAGATTTATTATATTTTTTATTTTTGATTATTAAAAATTAAATGAAAACATATTTAATAAATTATTAATAAAATATAATCCCTTAACCTATTATCGCATATATTATATGAAAATACGCAATGT